ATACGCGGGGCATTCAGCAGGGAGAAGCGGCGACCCGTTACGTCCGCAGGGAATTTGTTTCAAGCCTGGATTTTACTTATCCAGGCGAGGCGCTGGCCGTTTTTCTAAGGGCGGTTGGGAAATGGCTAGCCACTCCTGGCAGGCCGTATGCTCCTATGAGCCTAGCGCACGCAAAAGATTTTCTAAAGCTACAGCCAGAGGAAATAGCAATATACCCCCAAAGCCGGGAGAACGAACCAGACCCTTACGCGGTCTAACCGCGAGGTACCGCCAAATGCCGAGGGCCGACCCCCAAGGCGACCAAAACGCACGGGATTTCCAGCCCCTGGGGAGCGGCGGGGGCAAACTTGTTTTGGCACGCTAATAGAATAGGCCCTGTAAGGCCGTGAAAGGCCTTTTACGGGGCCGGTGGAGGGTGGTCAATGGAGACACTAAAGCCGCCATAGCCTCTTGTTATTTGGGCTATGGCGGCTTTTTTGAGATAGCGGGGACTATTCCCGGGGTTTTTTCACGACCCAGGAGGGAGGCAGACGGTTGCCGTCTACCGTCCCCTCATAGTACGGCTCCCCTTCTGTGGGGTATACGAATTTATCCCAGAAGCTCATCGAGCCCCAGGTGCTCTTGACGACGGCGGTGCCGTCCTCGAAGACCAAGAGAGCATCGTGATAGTGTTCTCCGCAGATATAGGCAGACTGCTGGCAGATGTAGGAGTTGGTGTAAGGGTTATACCCTTCGCTATATTCATATCCGGCTGCGCGCTTTGCGCGCAGGGCCTCTCTAGTAGCCAATATGTCTAAAGTCTTGTTCTTCTCGGCTAGGGCCGCAAGTGCGGATTCAATTTTGTTCTTTTTCATCTTCTTCCCCCTTCTCCTCGTAGCCTCCTATTGGCTACAAGAATAGATTAGCTCATATGAGCTAATCTGTCAAGCCCCCCTATAGTGAAGCCCAGGGGCCGCACGCAAAACTTGACAGACAAAGTTTTTTGTGGCAATTTGTGCTTGCGGGGTGCTTTTTGTTTTTTCATACTCTCCTAGAGCCTGAAACCTCTGTCGCACCCCCCCCTCCCTTCTCACCCCGCCAGGGCTGGCGGGGGTTTTGCTAGAATAAACCCGATGACATCCCCAACCGCGCTAACGGCTGAGATGTGGTTCCAGGCCTTGCGGGCTTGGAGAACCAAAACCGTATACCTGCCGCGCCTGGGCCACAGGGCATCTTACGCCGCATATATCCGCCGACCTGGTCGCTGCTCTGTGTGCCGCTCAAATCGGGCCGCCGAATATGAGGCGCAGTTTGCCCTAGCTATCTCATCAGGTCGCAACCCTAAGCCTGTCATCCGAGCCATAGCCGCCGAGCTAGGTGTTCGCCCGGTGATGGTAGAGCGGCATTTTCTGCTACACGTGGATTATAGCCCCCCACAGCCCCTAGTCGGAGCGTGGGCTACTGGTGGAGTCGAATATGTGGAGACTCCGATCGGCTGGGTGCTGGCGAGCCAGTTGATGCGTGCGATTCGGGGGAGCTCTGAGGCTGAGCTATTGCTGAGCGCTATTCGCAAGAAACATAGAAAAACTCTGTTGAACAAAGGTTTTTTCCGTAACGAAAAAGCACGGCGAATAGGCCAGGCTTTGCTAGAAATCCACGAGGCCTTGACTTACTCCTCACTTTTTACTACATTTTCTCTAAGATAGGCGAAAGCTAACTCGGGGTTCTATCCCGAGAGTTTTATTTATGCCGAGACTGAGCAAAGAAACCTGGGCCGACATCCGCGCTGAGCGCGAGGCGGGGGCGACTTTTAGCGAGCTTGCTGCCAAGTATGGCGTGGACAAGGCCGCCATCGTGCGGCGTGCTAAAGCGGAGGGCTGGAGCGATGGGCAGGATGTCGGTGAGATTATCCGGCGTAAAGTCACCGAGAAAGTCACCGGGATGTCACCGGCAGGCGACCCTAAAAAGCGGGCCGCCGCCATCGACACCGCCGCTGAGCGCGCCGCCGAGGTAGTCAGGCGACACCAGGAAGAGACCAACGCCGCCCGCGATAGGCTTTACTCTGGCTTGAAGGCGCACAAGGTGGCGATAACGAAGGAGGACAAGGCGCTGGCTTTCGAAGACCTCAAGGCCGCCAAAATCACGGCTGAGGCGCTCGCCATCATCCAGCGCCTCGAGCGGATTAACTGGGGCCTCGAGGATGCCAGCGCCAAGCCGGAGATAGTGATTGAACGGAGCTACGGGAAATGAGCACATCTTGGATTGCCGACAAAATCGAGCACTGGCCGATTGACAGGCTAATCCCATACGCCCGCAACGCCCGCACCCACTCGGACACGCAGGTGGCGCAGATTGCAGCCAGCATCCGGGAGTTCGGATTCACCAACCCGGTGCTGGTCGATGGCGAGGGCAACATCATCGCGGGGCATGGCCGCGTTCTAGCAGCACGCAAGCTGGGGATGCAGGAGGTTCCCTGTATCCGCTTAGAGCATTTGACCGTAGCACAGCGGCGCGCATACATCATTGCCGACAACAAGCTGGCGCTGAATGCGGGGTGGGATGAGGAACTGCTGGCGCTCGAGCTAAAGGAGCTTGACGATGTCGGCTTTGACCTAGAGCTTACCGGCTTCAGCAATCAAGAGCTGTCAGAGCTTATGGGGCTCGAGGAGCCTACGAAGCAGGACGGGGCTATAGATACCGGAATAAACTACCAGGAGAAATACGCGGTTTTGGTTGAATGCGAAGACGAGGCCCACCAGCAGTCTGTGTTTGAAAGCCTTACTGCTGCTGGGTACAAGTGCAGGGTACTGGTGAACTGATATGGAAATAAAAATCCGCAATAACTGCAGCGACTTCAATACGTATCGGGCCGCCCGCGTAAAAAGCCTGTTCAACTGCGAAAGCGGGGCCAATTTCTCTCTAGACGCAAACCTGCCGATAGAGGATAACGACTGGAAAATTGGCGTTGTTGTCGGCCCGTCTGGAAGCGGTAAAACAAGCATAGGCCGCGCCATCTGGCCCGATGTAGGAATCTACGACGGCGACTCCGGCTGGGCCGAGGATAAGCCAATCATTGACTGTATTGCGCCCGATGGCAGCTTTGATGAAGTGACCGGCGCTTTGTCGGCTGTCGGCCTTGGGTCTGTCCCGGCCTGGCTACGGCCTTACCACGCCCTTAGCAACGGAGAAAAGTTCCGGGCCGGGCTTGCCCGCGTCATTGCCGAGAAACGGCAGCGGGTCATCATTGACGAGTTTACTAGCGTGGTAGATAGGCAGATCGCCAAGATTGGTGCCGGGGCTTTCGCTAAAGCCTGGAAGCGCGGCAACGGTCAGGCAGTGCTGCTATCGTGCCACTATGACATCCTGGATTGGGTCGAGCCGGATTGGGTGTTCGACACGCGCACGGGCGAGCTACAAAGGGGGTTACTTTGGCGACGGCCAAAGATTGAGCTCGAAATTTTCCAGACGGACGGCTCGTATTGGCATATGTTTGAGCCGCATCATTATTTGAAGTTACCTAGAATGGTAGCCGCCAAATACTACGTCGGCTTTGTCGAGGGCGAGGCCGTGTGCCACATCGCCGTTTCGCCTAAGCTAGAGGTACGCGGCATGCGCGCTTGCCGCATGGTAGTAATGCCGGAGTGGCAAGGGGCTGGCATCGGCATGCGCTTTCTCAATGAGGTATGCAGGCTGCAATTTACAGACGCAAACCCGTACAGCGAAAGGACGGACGCGGTGTACTTCCATACAAGCCACCCTGGCCTTTGCGCGGCGCTGCGCCGCGATAAAAAATGGGTACAGGTTAGTCAGATGATGGGGGGCGGCCATAAAGGCCGCTCGGCGCAAAGCATAAGAAAAACAGCGAAGTCCGAAAAACTCAGTGGGAGAATTGCCGCCGCCGGATACGGCGGGCACTTACGCGCGGTGCAGGGGTTCAAAATGCCGAGGGCCTTAGCCGTATGAATATCCTCATTGCCGGGCAGAAATGGTTTGGGGCTGAGGCGTTTCACGCCCTGCGTGTATTGCCGGATGTCAACGTAGTCGCCGTATCCGCGCCAAGCGGGGACAGGCTTGAAGCTCAGGCAACGGTTTGTGGCGTCCCGGTTATCCGAAAACTCACAGCCGAAACTATGCCGCCTGGGGTAGATTTGATAGTAGCAGCGCATTTGCACGACATAATAGACGAGAAAACACTCCTCCGGGCCACGTGGGGCGGCATTGGCTATCACCCGAGCCTGTTGCCCCTCCACAGAGGGCGTGACGCTATCCGCTGGGCCATACGTATGGGCGACAAGATAACGGGCGGCACCGTGTATAGGCTGACTAAACGCACAGACGGCGGGGAAATCTTGGCGCAGCGACACGTTTTTATCAGGCCCGGAGATACGCCAGAATTGCTATGGAGGCGCGACCTAGCACCGTTAGGTATCGAGCTATTGGTGCAGGTAGTTTCCGCTTTCGCAAGAGAAGGTTACCAGCACGGGATTCCGCAGGACGAGGATATTGCGACATGGGAGCCGCCAATACGCGAGCCGGAATAGCTTTGCTTTGTTCAAATCCTATGACCCGCATTATCATCCCCCCAATCGCCCTACACGAAGGCCAGCGCCGCGTGCTCGAGAGCCCGGCACGCTTCAAGGTGGTCTCCGCAGGTCGCCGCTTCGGTAAAACCCTGCTGGCGGTGGAATGGCTGGCGCTTATGGAGGGAGGGGCCATTGAGGGCAAGCCGGTGGCGTTTTTCTCGCCTACCTACAAGCTGCTGCTCGATGTGTGGGCTGATATGGAGCGCACGCTGAAGCCCGTGACACGCAAGGCCAACCGAACCGAGATGCGTATGGAGCTTATCACCGGTGGCGTGATTGACTTTTGGACGCTCGAGGATAAAGACGCGGGCCGGGGTCGCAGGTATGCCCGCGTGGTGCTCGATGAGGCCGCGCACGCTCGCTATCTCAAGGAAGCATGGGAGCAGGCCATCAGCCCGACCCTGACCGACTACGGCGGCGAGGCGTGGTTCATCAGCACGCCAAAGGGCATGAACTACTTCTACGAGCTTTTTAGGCGCGGCGGCGACCCGGCATATCCAGATTGGGCCGGCTTCCACATGCCGACCAGCGCCAACCCGCATATAGACCCAGCGGAGATAGAGCAAAAGCGCCGCGAGCTACCCGAGCTAGTATTTCGCCAGGAGTACCTGGCTGAGTTCGTGAACTTTGGCGGCGGGCTAGTGAAGCCCGAGATGATTATTGAAGCGCCCTCCCCACCAGGGCTGCCCGTGACGATAGGCGTTGACTTAGCCATCAGCGAGCGCGAGAGCGCGGACTACACGGCAATCGTGGCGATGGCCCGCGACCCTGTAACCGGCATCATCTACATCAAAGAGGTCGAACGCTTCCGGGCGGCCTTCCACGAGATACTAAACCGCATCAAGGCCGCTGCCGCGCGCCATAACCCCCACATCATCGCCATCGAACAAACGCAATACCAGGCCGCGGTGGTGCAGGAGCTCGCCCGCACCACCGCGCTGCCGGTGCGTGGGATACGCCCGGCTCGAGACAAGCTCACTAGATTCCTCCCATTGCTGACGCGCTTCGAGCAGCGCATGGTACGGTTCGACCCCGCAGGCTGCCCGGCGGCGTTCCGCGATGAGCTGCTGGCATTCCCCGAAAGCCAGCATGACGACATGGTAGACGCGGCTGCGTATGCGTTTCACGCGCTGGCCCCGGCTGTGCAGCCCACCACGCGCCAGCCCACCACTACCGGGCGTGCTACTATCACCCCTGGGAGCTTCCGATGATGAGCGACCCTATACCCAACCTCACGCCTCAGGAGCAAGCCGAGATGAAGCTCATCCTCGGTGAGCGCCGGGCCGCTATGGTGCTGGCTGCTGCTCAGAAGCTTCCTCGCCCGCCAGAAGGCGAGCTAACGGGCCGCCAGGACCCGCAGGTATCGGGTACCGGGCGGGCGCTGACGCAGGTAATCGATCCGCGCAATGGCGGCCTCGAGCGCCTATCTATCCAAACGCTCACCCGGCTGGCGCTTGACCCGCAGATTGGCGCAGCGCTCGAGATTATCAAGCTCCCGGTTCTCACCGTGCGCCCCGAGTTTCAGCACCCTGACCGCGTGGTGCGGGAATTTCTGCAAAACGAGTTCGACCGCATGCGCATGCAGCTCATGCGCGACCTATTGACCGCGCTCGAGTACGGCTTTGTGGCGGCTGAAAAGCTATTCGGCTATGCAGACCGCATCATTGCCGACCCTAACGGTGCGGTGCTCTGGCAAGCTCGAGCCGTAGTCTACGAGCGCATCAAAGCCATGCACCCGGCGGGTATCCAGATTGACACCGGGCCACGTGGCGAGCCGATGGGATTCAAACAGATTGCAGGTGCGGATAGCGCTGTGGAAGTGCCCGAGGAAAAAGCGCTCATCTACACGCATGGGCTCGAGTTCGGCAATCGCTACGGCAACCCCCGCACCCGCCGCGCTTACGTGCCGTGGTGGTGGCAGCAGCTCATCTACCAGTTCGCCAATCGCTACTTTGAAGACCAGTCCATCCCACAGCGCAAAATCTTCTACGAGCCCAACCTGCAGCCTACCGACCCCGGCGACCCCAACGCCCCCATCACCGACCCCAACCAGCAGGCCGCCGCAAAACTCGCGGAGGAAAGCCGCTCGGGAGCGGCGGCAGTTTTGCCGCTCCAGGCCGTGCAGCAGTCGGATGGCTCTATCCGCTACGAGCGCGGCTGGGATTTGGAATACCTGCAAGGCCCCAACAAGCAGAGCGAGTTCACCGCGTACATCGACCATCTCGACCTGAAGAAGCTCCGGGCCATGTTCGTACCGGAAAAAATCGCCGCCACCAGCGCCACCGGTGGCGGTGCGTATAACATGGTCGAGTCCTTGACCGACTTCTTCCTGATGAGCGAGGAGGCGCTCCTCGAGGAATTGCTCGATTGCATCGCCAAATCCTGGGCCAGGCCCCTGATTGACTATAACTTTGGCCCGGACGTGCCAGACGCTGTGTTCGCACCTACCAAGCTCAGCAATTCCAACAAGGCGTTCCTGCAAGATTTATTCAAAAGCACGATTCTCCCGCCGCTGCTACAGGGCTACGGCCCAGCGCCGCAGTTCGACATCGAGGCCATCGCCAACGAGCTAAAAGTGCCCCTGAAAACCTCGAGCGAGCCCGACACCGTGCGGGAAACCCGTGCCGCTGACACGCCCGATGGCGCAGACGAGATTACGCAGCGGGCCTTCTCACGCCGCCCCCGCCCTCGAGTGCGCCTCGAGGACATCCCAGGAGTGCGCAAACCACGCTACAACCGCACCTGGGAGACGATGGCGGCTGAGTTTCAGCAGGCCGTAGCCGAGGTTTACGACGAATGGCTATCCGAGGCAGCGCGGGCGCTCAGAGGCGCAACGCCAGATAACGCAGCGGCTGTGCTCGATGAGCAGATAGCCGAGCTAGAAAAGCGCATCTTGAGCGCCTACCGCGCCAATCTGCCTGAGGCGCACGGTGCTGGCTACGGAGATGCGCTATCCCCTCAAGCGCTTGCGGCCCTGGCTGAGCGTATGGCCCAGGCCGAAAAAACCATAAAAGAGGAGGTGCTGCCTGCACTGAGAAACAAACTGTTTTCCGACATCATCCAGGCCGAAGCCGAAGTCGACCCAGGCGAGTTAGACGGGCTTATCCGCATTCGCATGGGCCTCATCACACGTGCCGCTGGGGGTCAGTACTGGTCAACTCTTCTGGGCGGCTGGATTGACCGCCGGCGCGAGCTAGAAGCCGCTGGCAGGGCTACCAAAATCCGCTGGCGGCTCGATAACGAGGCCAGCCATTGCCCCGACTGCCTGGCCTGGGCGGGCGAATACGACAGCGTGGATCAGCTGCCCGCGATTCCTGGCGATGGCACGAGTAAATGCGGCTGGAACTGCCGCTGCTGGCTCGAGGAGTACAACCCCGAGACCGGCGAATGGCAACGCCGCATTGCCGATTTATTCTGAGGGAGCATGGTAGACACTTTAGAAAAAATCAAGACTGAGCAGCAGGCGCAGCAGGCGGCGCAGTTGTTGGAGGCTCTACCCTTCGAGGAGCGGGTAGAACTGTGCATCGTAGTGCTACTGCTGAGCCTGCAAGAGGCCGAGCAGAAAAAGCAGCATTCTTCGCTGGGTACCGCTGTAAAAGTGGCTCTATCGCACGACCAGCGCCCGGTCGCTACGCTTCTGGCCTTTGCCGGGCCTGGCGCGCCCCATATCGCAACAGCGCTGGATGGGATTGCCCAGTACATCAGGAGCCTGGAGGCCCATCTAGCAGGAGGTGAACATGAGTGAGATTTTGCAATATCTACAACAGGCCCTGGACGCGGCCAACGCTGCTGGGGACGTGGACACTATCGCGGCCATCGCAGCGCTGATGAAGAAGGTCAACGCCACTGCGGGCGATACCCCCGAGCCCGCTCCGATGCCCCCCGTAGCCCCTACAACCCCCCTAGAAGCCCCTCCAACGGAGGCCCCGCAGTCTACCCCCGGCCCCTTGTATCAGGCGGCTCAAAACGCGCTACAAGAGCTTTACCCGAATCACAAGTACCTGGGCGAGGATGCTGAGAGCGTGACTATCTCGGTCACTGACGACCAGGGCGTGGCGACTACCTGGCGCATACCCGTAACGGTTGACGCGGATGGCAACGCTGTGCTAGGCGAGCCCGAAAAAATCGAGGCCGCGCAAGAGCAGGAGCCAGAAAAACCCGCTGAGCAGCCCCAGCCCATGCAGGCCCACCGCCGGGCGCTCATCTCCGCCATTGGCCCGCGCCTGCTCGAAAGCGCGAATACCAACAACGAGGTGTGGGTGAATATCGTGAATCTGGGCGAATACGAGCACCCCGAATATGGCACCATCGTATTCACCGAGGAGCATT